CAGTTGTGTCCATGATTGCAAGAGATTGCACCATCTTGTCATCAAACTCTATGAAAGCCTCAACTGACTCTTTAAGACCTTTTGCTAAGCCAACAGCAAGAGCTATTCCTGCGACTTTTGCGAATTTACTTAATTTAGCTAAACCTTTAGCACTTTTATCTCCAGATCCACCAACACCATCTAATTGCTTTTTTGCAAGATCTGCGCCCTTAGTTACGATCCTAAGAACTATATCGCCCATAGCCATTATCTTCTACTTCTCCTCTTTTTAGATTCAGCCTCTGCTATTGCATAAGCTTTATTCTTTTCTTTATTCTCATAAATATAGAATTCAGCCCATTCTAAATATTCTTTATTGCTCATTGTAGTCCGAAGAGTTCCGACTGTCATTCCTAGATCACGAGCTAGTCTAAATTGAAAAAATAGATCTGGATTATTCTTGAAATTCAGAGCCTTCATCAGACTCTGTTCCTCCAATTCCATTTAGCTCATTAATTGCAAGAAAGATCCGATCAATTACTTTGCTATCTTTTTCATATAGATCATCAATAAAATCATCATCTAATTCTGGCTCTTTAACGCAGGCTTTTAAAAGTTGTTTTTGATATTCAAAAGCATCTGAATCTTCTATATTAACAATCCTACCAAGATCAATCTGCATTTTTTTAGAGATCCCTTGTAGTAATAAACTGACTTTCCATTCTGGAATCTCAAATTCCATAGTAGGTATATCGGGTAATTTATTTAATTCTTCTTTATTTAATCTTTTCAACTAACACTCCTTTTTCTTATATTCTAAGTGTAGTCTATTAATTTATTTAATGTGTACCGCGAGTAACTGCACCAGATACTTGCAGGTCAGCAGAATAGCCAACAACATCTCCGACTGGAGAAGATATTGAATAGTTTGTCAATATAGCCTCTCCTGTGTATTTGATCTTTCCAGAAGCTGATCCCTCTGGAGAATATTCAAACGATAGAGTTGCACTTTGTCCTACTACTGCACCAAATATTGCATCAGCAGTAGCATCCCATAGACCAGATAAACCAATAGTTGCATCTTTAAGACCAACTATGTATGATTTATTGCTTGATCCAAGTGCGCTTGTTTCTGCAACATCTGCTGTTTCTGGGAAGTCTACATTATTCACATAACTTGAAATGTCAGTTAAAGATGCACTAGCGTTATCTAGTTTGAACTTACTGTCTTTTCCATGTACAAATGCCATTTCTTCCTCCTAATTATTTCTTCCAAAACCTACAATAGCATTTATTGTCGGTGTAGAAGATCCTCCGATAGTATTATAGACACGAATGTATCTATTTATCGTTGTTCCACTATCAACATATTTGACTTCTGAAGTCGCACCTGTTGCTTGTGTGAAAGTTATTAAATCAACATAAGTTACATTATCAGCACTATGTTGAATCTTTACATCTCCTGTTGGACTTGTTCCACTAACAGATGTAACAATTAAAAAAGCTCCACAACCATTAGAAGTTGATGATGAATTATCTTGTGCTGATCCTTGAGCCGCAGTTGTTGTAAAAGCTGAGGCAGTTATTACTGATCCATTCCACATTCCCTCATCACTCTGAACATCAATAGAGGTAGCAACAATATCTCCAACTGGACTTGATACTGCATAATTAGTTATATTACCTTTTGCAAAAGTTGCTTTATCTCCTGTATCTAATCCATCTATTCCAATAGCTAGATCAAAATCAGATCCCCCCATTAAGGGTTGTAATACTCCATCAGCAGTTGCATCAAAATATCCTGCAAGACTTACTGTTCCATCTTTCTCTCCTGCTATATAAGTTTTATTTGTATTGCCAAATGTAGATGATTCAGCTATGTCGGCTGATCTATTAGCATCAACATTATTAAAATAGGTACTGTAATTACTTGAATTAACATAAACTTTGGTATCTTTACCATGTTTAAAAGCCATTAGTTACCACCTTTGCAACAACCATTACCACAACAGTCCATTATCTTCTGCTCCTATTTCTATTTCTATTAAATTTACCAGTATTATATCTTCTTCCTCTGGGCATTATTCTTCTTCCTCTTTTTTCTCATAAGCCTCATTTACTTTTGTATTAGGATCATCTGCTATAAAATGACCTTTTTCATTTCTGGCTCTTTTTCTATTCTCTTCCACTTTAGCAACTACACCTTGCTCAATTAATAGTTTCTTAGATTTTTTTGGTAACTGATCTTCATTTATAATATCTCCGATTTCAAAAATATTATCTTTGACCATAAAGCCAATTAGTACTTCATACTTCATGCTATTACTTCAACTCCAAATTCTACACCTAAATAGTCTATGTTATTTACAGTATAGACACCATAGTTGTCTGCATCAACAACCCTGCAAGATTGTGCTGATCCTCCTAATGTTTGATCACTTTCTATTTGAGCTTTGATTGATGAACTTCCAGAACTAGCAAGATAGCTATCTAAAGTTTCTTGGCTATCTTGTGCATCAACTCTTGAAACATATAAGAAAACTGGAATTGTATATGTATCAGCACCTCTCGCCATTGATGTATCATATTCAACCGATTCAACAACACCAACAACAGCAGTAGGTGGCTCTACTGAATCTGGAACATACTTGAACACCATAAGAGATGATATATTTTCTAAATTAGTTCCGATCCCATTTCTAATATTTGTTAAGCTCGCCATGACTTTATATTAGCATAAAAAAAACCCTCCTTATTGGAGGGCTTTTTTATTTTTGTTTAATTTTATATCTTAAAGCTCTCACAAACAATCTGATTGCTATCTATATCCCATCTTGCGATAAAGTCAGCATCTGATCTATGAATTTCAAACAATCTAGCAACAACTCCAACTTCTTGATTATCTCTTATCAATAATCTCATTTTTCCTGTTGCTTTAGCTCTTGATATTTCTTCAAACTCAAAAACTTCAACATCTTTGTTCTTTCTTTCTAAAGTTCCTTTGAATTTCATTTTTTGCCTTTCTCTTTTCTTTCTTATATATACATTATAAACCAGTGATTTAAATTAGGTAAAGGAATTAAAGTTGAAATTATGTTAAAAAATAACCTATTATTGCTATCTTCTACCCATTTTCCAATTATTTTCCACTTTCTTCATGGCTAGATCCAACAAGATCTTCCGATCAAACTTACTTTGTTCATAACCCATTTTAAGAAATGGAACTATTGCTGTTCCTTTTTCTGAAATAGATTTAGCAACCAGATAAACAGGAATCCCATGTCTATCAGCCCAACCTGTTAATGCTTTAAATGGAGGCCAATGAGGTTTTGTTCTACTGAAAGAATCTTTATTTTCTGGATAACTTAATCCCTTATATTTATAATTCTTATTCATTGATCCATGAACATAAGATGCATAAGGAGTTGTAACATAAACTTTTACACCACCGGGTAGCCTTCCACGATCAGCAACCTTTTTATATTTTATTTGTGATTTAAGTTTCCCTGTATCATCTGGAGTATTATCTTTAGCAAACTCTTTAACAGACTTTCCTGTTGCATTAAAAAATTGCCTTAATGGTTTATATAAAAGATTTTTAGAATCTAATCTTCTTCTTAATTTACTAGCACCCTCAACCTTTACAGAAAATCCTGTATTAGCCATTATAGAGTTTTCTTTGCATATCCTTTGATCAACTTCATAGCATCTGGATCAAACCTATTAAACAACTCTCCTGTTCCTGTTTCTGGATTTCCATAAGTTGAAAATGGACTATCTTTTCTTTTAAACAATCTAGTAGCTTGAAGAAATGTAGCTTGTTTAATTGCGAATGGAACACCAGACCAACCCCATTGGCAAGTTACTTTCACTTGTTTAACTATTGTTGGATCAAATCTTTCAGAAGATCTTGTATCTAAAATTCTTATATGAGTTATTGGCTGATATTGAACTCCATCAACATCATTTCCAGCATCTAAAGGTGTTAAATAGAAATCAGTATTTACTGTTAAAGTCTTATCATGTGATCCATCATCATTAGTATCTATTAAAACTGCTAATCCAGATGGCGAAGATATATCTGGAACTTCTAAATATAAACTATTATCTGGAGTGAAATATTTAGTATCGGAACTTGTTTGATAGAAAAAGCGATCACATATTGAATCTATTTCCCTAGATGCAGACTCTACTGCATTTTCTAAATTATCATCTTGGCCACTACCACTTAAACCGAGATAGGTTTTTAGCTCTGCTAAAGTGCAGTAGCCATTTGTAATGGCCATAAGGTTTTACTTCCCTTTATTTTCAGCAGGTGCTTTAGCTTTCGCTTTACCTAATCCCCAATCCTTTACTTGTAGATCTGAAACTTCATGGCCTTTTACACCAACTAATTTTCCTTTTCTCCAAGATTTAGGCATTTGGTTATCAGATGTTTCAGCTACTTTGCCTTCTTCATCTTGCCATACATATTTTTTTAATAACATCTTTTTCTCCTCTGACCTTAACTCGCTCTGGCCATTAAAACTAGAGCGAGTTATTAAAGTCATTATTATTTCTAAGTTACTTTCGCCCTTAGAAGTTTGTAATTTTAGCAAAAGCTGCTGCTCTATAAATAGGCAAGCCCATTCTTACAGTAGCCTTCATTACAATAATATCTTTTACAAAGTTTTCATCATGGCTATCAGACATAGCAACTTCCATACCCTGTCTTGCGACTATATGAATAGCTTGTCCACCACCAAATGTACCAACTATGCAATCTCCTGCTGAAGTTTCTGTTGAACTAACAACTGGAACTCCCCACAATCTAGGTGTTACAGCATCTCCGAATGATCCAGCTCCAACAAATAATGGATTTAAAGCTCCACTTGTTGTAACTGCATTTACTTCGGTAACTACTTGATACCAATCAGATGGGTGCATTACGATTGCATCAGGATTCATGAAAGCATCTTTCTGAATTTCAGTGATTGCTTCAAATATTTGACCAATTCTCTTTAAGCTCCCGCTAAAAGAAGAATAGTTAAATGCATTGATTCCTGTTTTATTAAGAATACCAGTTAGGTTTACACCACTTCCAGATCCTCCGATTATTTGATCAGATATTGTTTGTCTAACCATAAATCTTAATCTACTGTCAATATATCCCTGTGCGGCTGAAACATCAGCAAGAAGCTCTTCGGTCATTGGAATAAAGGCTCCAATCTTTCTGATCTCTTCTGTTCTCTCAGTAAATGCTAAAGCATTTTCTCCGAGAGCTGATCCCTCTGCTGTTGGGGCTGCATTATTAGTATATGTAGTTTCCTCTAGGTACTTATATTGATATTGATCAGTTGTGATTGTATCAATTAAAGCAGGAATTACATAAGGATCTAATTGTGCAGATTCTTGAACTCTTGGTGCTCTAACAACGCCAGGTGGCCAAGTTGATTCTGTAACAGTAGTTTTAGTTTCTACTCTAGGATCCCACTTAAGCTCTGATTTAACATTCTTAATTCCTGTGTCCATGAAAGACTTATAAGCATCAGATTCCAGAAATGATTGTCCAAGTGTTTTAGGTGTTTCAGCTTTTTCAGAATGTATTGCCTTTGGCTCTACGATCTTACCAGACTCAACTGCCTCTTCCATCTTAGATTTTTCTGTCTCAATTTTAGTAGCGTCTTTTATTTGATCTACTAATTCAGACATTCTTTCGTTTCTCTTAGCCCACTCTTCTTTTTTCTCACTATCAAAATCTGTTGTATCAACATCTTTGAATTCGTTAAGAGTATTTTCTCTAAGCTCTTGTAGTTCCTTTTTGAGTTCTACTATTTTACTCATTTTTTTCCTACAATTCTGGATCAAGTGTATCTAACAACACTTGTTCCGTTTCTAACAACAAAGTCGTATCATCTAACTTCTCATCTTCTTCTACATTTGCTCCTGCTACATCTAAAAGAGTTCCTAAATCTTGAAACACTTCTTGAACAGAATCTTGCAGATCTTCAATAATTGAAGTTGAATTTTCCGACAATGTCTTTTCTTTTTTTATGCGTAAGGCAGTAAGCTCCTTAGCGCGTTTTAACACAGAAGTTAAGCTGGTAAGCAACTCATCTACTTCTTCATTAAACCTTAAACCTTTTTTCTCTTCTGATCTCTCTTCATTCTTGACCATTACTGTTTCAGTATTTTGATTAGCACCAACTAAAACAGGGCTAACTTCCCAGACTTTAACATCTTTAAGGAATCTAACTTCTACTTCTTGATTATCTTTTTGATGTAATCCGATCTCACTATCTAAAACTTCATAGCCGAAAGACCATTGTTGTAGATCTCCCATAGCTTGAACTGTCTTAAAAGCATCTCTACCTCTTTCAGTATCCATAATGAATTGACCTTTAAAAACTGCTCTATGATCATCTTGTACTATTTCTCCTCTACCAATCACATCTTTCCAATCGTGAGCCCATACCATAGCCACACCTCTATCTCCATATCCAGATTTTATTGATTTAGGAAGAACAACATCTCCATCAGAATCTATTTCATTAAATACAGAAAACACCGCCTCAACTTTGCCTTCTGATTCATCAGTTGTTAAAAATTTTACTTCTTTGTAATCTCTATTCAATTTCATATCCTCTTTTCATGCATTACCATAGCACATCTACAATTACATATTAGTCCAGCAGGAGCTCCTTTGCTACTATCTGCGGGATAATTCATTAGGTAACCTCTCACATTAAAATCTTCATTCTGCCCAACTCTTACTCCCTCCATAAACAAATGAGCCTCTCTTACTAATCCATCTCTTCTGGTAATCCATTCTTTTTCTAAGATCAATCCTGTTTGTTTTGCACTTTCATTCATTCCCCAATTAGCTAAAGCTGATCCCTCTGTTCTAGCTATATTCATAGCTCTCCCCAGATTCTTTTTCCCTAAACTTTTAGAAATACCATCAGCAATATATCTTTCTGCTTTTTTTCCTGTTAAACCTAAAGAATTAGCCTCATCTATTGATTTTCTTAATGCTCTGTTTAAATTGTCTTTCATTGTTTTACTCATATCTGGTAAAACTTGATCTAATCTTCCTTTCATATAAGCATTAGCAGATCTATTGTATTTATTTCTATTGATAGGAAGAGCTTGACCTCTTTTTCTTCGTGGGTGGAATCCGCTTTCTATAATCTCATTTCTTGGCTTTCTTCTTCTATTTCTTTCTATCTGTGATTGTTCTTCTTGTGAAAAAACATAATTTTCTTTTAATTCATCTGGTAATAATATTTCAACTTGAAGATAAGCAAAATCTTCCATCATACTCATATAAAAAGGCTCAACTTCTTTTCTCCAATCAACTCTAGATTCTCTGTCTATTGTTGAATTGGTAATAGCTAAGATTCCAGATATAGTTGGTGGATTTTCATTCATGATCTTATTTATAGATCTAACTTGTTTTGTTAATAAATAATTATATAATCTAGCTAATGTAAAATCCCAATTACCTAGAAGATCATTAAAAGCATTCCATATATCATCTCTTGCTTGTTTAGACTCAAAACGATTGATTCTTTTCTCCCATTCCAATTCTCTTAATTGGTTTCTTCTATTGATCAGATCTTCGGCACTATTGAATTTCATTCTTCTTCATCTTCTTTATTAAGCCATGAGTTATGAACTCTTGATCCATCTTGTGTAAAAGAATAAGTATCTTCTATTGGTTTATTGTTTTTTTTTTGCTTTTTAGGATTATCTGAATAGCCTTCTATTTGTCTTAATCTTCTTTCGGCTAATTCTCTTGTTGCATAACAGCCCATGTTTCTCCCAGATTCTTCAGCTATAACACAAAATTGATCCTCTATTTTTCTTATTACTTTGCTTGAATATTGAACATCATCTTCAATTATTACCTCTGGTGTATTTTCTACTTGTAAATCTATTATTTGTGATTCTTCTTGCATAATTAAATCAGCAGGTGTTGGAACTACTGATTGACTTAATAAATAAACTTCTTGGCTATCATTTACAGGTAGTCCAACTTTTTCTCTAGCCTCTGCTACTGTGATCCAACCACCAGCAACTCCTGTATTCAATCTTTCAAACAATTCATTCTGATCAGATTGTAATGCCCTTACTTCTGAAAAATCATATTCAGCATAATAGCTATCATTATCTTCTTCATAATCTTTTAATAAGACCTGTTGAGTTAATTCTTCTCCAACCATTCTCCACAATGGAATTAATTTATTTTCAGTAAAAAATTCTCTCAACTCTTTTGCATTTGAATAAGTTGCATTCTTTAATCCTGCTCCAAGACCAGCAAGAATAGCAGGAACACCTAGAACAGCAGAGATTCTTTCCTCTGGAACTTGTCTTAATAATCCTATGTCTAAATCCTTTGGGCTAAAAGATAATTTCTCAACATTCATTTGCCCAGATAATACCAATGGTTTTCCTTTATTCTTTCCACTAACTTTCTGTTGATATGTTTTTGCTATTTGCTCTGCCTCTTCTTTAGATGGGCCATATTCATCTTTCGGTGTGATCATTACACTAGGAACTCCCATATTAGATAATAAAGCAGTAGCCATTTGACCTGCACTCTCATCTCCATATATTTCTCTTAATACAGACTTTAATGGGCTGAATCCCTGTTTATGATTTGTTGGATCTAATCCCAATCTAAAATGTACAATATCATTGATTTCTAATCTAAATTTATCTTCTTGTGTTTCATAAATATAATGAGTTATCAATTCTTCTGAAGATCCTTTAGGTGTTATTTGATCTGGCATTAAAGGATAAAGCGAAACTAATTGACCTACTTCATTGAACTGTTTTAATAAATAAGCATCTCCAGATACATGCATAGCATTAATAATATAATTTTGAATTACATCTCCAGACATATAAGGATTAGGCCTTCTCATTAAATAGCTGAATGGGTGGTTAGGTACTAATTCTTTATCTCCATCAGTATCTTTTACACATACCTGTAATGTAGCCTCACTAAACGAAACTCCTAAAACTCCTAAACAGGCAACAACTGCTGAATTGGATTGACCATCTCCAAGACCATCTATGTTCCAATTACCTGCTGTTGTGTTATACCCCTGTATGAATGAAACATTTTCATTAACATCATCTCTAAAAAAATTATATCCTGTTGATCTTTTCTCACTTGTACGATCTGTAAATCTTACTCTACCCTCAATAATTTCTCTAAAACTTCTTCTTTCAGCCAAGATCTTTCCTTTTTAAATTGTTATATAAGGATAATAGCTAATTAATTGAATTTCTGGTAGTATGTTAATCTTTTATTTTAAGATTTAGTAAGCTCTCCACTTTCTTCCTTTTTGAGATTCTAATATTGCATAAGCCAAGCTATCAACTTGATCATCATGTTCTCCCTCTGGAAATTGCAACATCTCTCTTTGTAGATCATCAAACCATAAAGCATTTTCTTGAAAATAAACTTGCCCTTGTTCCATTCTTGCAGATAAAGGCATAGCTCTACTGATCTTATCTCTATCAGCTTTTAATTCCTTAACAGGTAATCCCTCTCTTCTTGCTATTTGAATTAAAGCTAATTGAAATCCTGCTCTCTCAATACCAATGTAATCTAATTCATATTCATTAAGGTATCTTTTTAAAACTGGAATTATATCTGGGGCCTCTAGCCTTTTCCGAAATACCTCATATATAGCGATATTACCTTTTGGCGTAACTCCAGAGATTGTAACCACAGTATAATCTGCTTGCTCTTTTGTTGAAGTAGCGAGATCAACTGTTGCAATTTTTCTAATAGAACTTTCATTAATCCTCTCATTATCAAAGTTTATATATTTATTAACCTCATAATAGCCACGATCATCTAGCTCTGTTGATTCTTTAATATTAAATCGTTTAAACCAATTATTCTGGAACATTCCTCCTGTTAATTCAACAAACTCTGCTAAGTATTCTTGGCTATATAAATAAGATCCGATCTCTTTTCTTGCTATTTCTAATTCTGATTTCGGCACAAATGGATTTGTATCAGTTGGTAATTGCCACCTTTCCCAATCTTCTCTGTTTTCAGCATCATGAAAGATCTTTTCAAACCAATTAAATCCCTTTGGTGTAGATATGAATAAAGCTCCTCCCTGTCTTTCTGTAAGAGTAGGCCTTATTACTTCTGCCCATGTATTCTCTTTCATAAAGGCACATTCATCAAGAACAACGAAATCAAGCCCTGCACCTCTTAATCTATCTGGATTATCAGCAGACCTAATTGACACCATTCCACCAAGCGGAGTTATTATTGTTTTTTCTGATTCTTTTATTATTGTTCCATATTCAATTCCGATATTCCTTAGATCTTTCCAACCCTCTAAGGCCATAGCATAAGTTGGTGCAACCCACCAAGATCTCTTGCCTTTCCATGCTTGTTCTAAACATAACCAAACACCCAATCTAGTCTTTCCCCATCTTCTTCCAGCAGAAAGAACTTTAAATCTTGCATTAGACCTAGCAACTTCCATTTGTCCATCATGAAGATCTGGTAAGGTAACTTTATATTTCTTAATGTCTTGATCAACACCGATAGATGTTTCCATTATTTTCCTTTTTTAATATCGTGCATTTCGCTTATTTGCGATATGAAATCCACACATTACAGGATCTTTTGTTTTATATTTAAGATCTAAAACAGTATCGCATCTATAAACTTCGCATTCTTTTTTATACATGCTCTCCTTTTTCATCTCCCTTATAATTAGTATCTTCATAGAATACTCCAACTTTTAATCCCGCCAATTCTTTTCCAAATAGATCATGTATATCTTGATTGCTATTTATATTTGCTGTTTTGATCATTGCCCTTTTATAATCCATAATTATTTTCTTTTCCAGAAGAATAAAATCATCTTTACTTAAATATGGCTTAACTGTTGTTAATGCAGATTTTAATTTTTTTAATCTATCTATACCCATTGACTACCTTTTGGTTTGTTATGCTCCCACCTGCACCACCTACTAGATTTCCATTCTTTACATTATTATTTCGCTTGTAAATATGTACTTGTGTGCTCCCAACTAGAAAACCATCTTTATATTTCCAACCCATTATTCTTCTTCTCCTTTAACTATTTCAGCATCTACTGTTTCTTCTCTATTAATTATATTTCCATCTGCCCAAGCTAAATCAATTTCTATTGGTGCATTAGGATCTCCAGACAACTCAACACGATCTCTTCTTCCGAATTTATCTGGGTGTTTTCTTTCTAAAAACCAAGCATCTGCTTGCCAATTCCCATCAACTCCTGCTTGTTCTATTCTTGCAACTCTCCTTATAATTGCCTCACTTTCAGCAATAGTTATTTCTTTCCAAAAACTAGCGAATGGCTCTATTCCTTTATCTGCTTGATCTCTCCATCTTCTAAAGGTAGATGAATTGATCCCTGCATAATAACAAGCGTGTTCAATAAAAGCACCTAACCGAATAGAATCCAAAAGTCTTTTTCTGGTTTTTTCATTAAATTTATAAGGTTTTTTTAATCTCTGATCAAATATTTCTTTTTCTTCTTCTTTTTTTAATTGATCTTCTTTTGAAACTTCTTCATTCATAGATTTAATTATATATAGATTAAAAGACAATGCCCTCAATTAAGAGGGCTTGTCTTTTTCCATACAAAAAAAAGGGGGTTTTTATGTATAGTTTTAGTTTAGTCTTTTTCGTAATATTTAAAAGCTGTTACTTGTTTTCTTTTTAATCCTAGATATTTAATAAACTTATTATCTGATCTATCATCTTCTCCTATTTCTAACAATAGATCGGCTATTTCTTTGATCTTTTCTGATCCAATATTGCTTGGAACTTCAATAGATAAGGTAAAATCAATTTCATATAATTTTTTATCTGGATCTTTTCTTGATTTTTTATTTTTTTCTATTGCTTTATATAAATCTAAATGGCTATTAATTTCTGTCATTTATCATAACTTTCTTTAATATATTCTAACTTTTTTTCATATTTCATTTGGTCCAAAATATCTACTGCTTGATCTAAACTTTCTGCATTAACAACAAAAGTTAATTTGTATGTTCCTTTAATACCCATTTTATATTTCCAATGTGCTCCAAGATAAATTGCTTAATCCATCTTTATTATATTTAATATATTCTTTTGTTATTCCCATGTTTTTAATTATTGGTATAGACATAAGTTTATTAAATGCTGATTTTGGCGTTGATGCATTTACATCTACTCTAAAATCATTTTCAGTTTTAAATGAATAGGTATCCATTATTTATTCTCCTTTAATTTGTTTTCTTCATTTTCTATTGCATCAGATAACATCTTTTTAATTCTGGCTTTTTTCTCTTCTCTATTAAATTCTTCCCATTCTTTATTCATCTCTTCAGATCCTGCATCATCAATCTCTTCTTCTATTTTTAAAGCATCTTCATCTAAATTATGAGGATTTTTTAATTGAACTAATGATCCTTTGTAATATGGTCTATTGAGAATATACATAAATAATTTAGCTTTATGTGTGCATTTCTCTAATGTACATTTAACTCCTAGATATTTTAAATGATCTACTTCTTTAGATCCTATTGGATAGCCCATTTCTTCTTGGTAATCTTGATTCATCTCACTAATACGATTCCTAGCAGAAAGACCTGTTTCAGCAATAATACCTAAAACACAATGCCAATTTCCATCAGAAAGAATCTCCTCAATTCTTTTTCTGTAACTCATCATCACTTAATTTATAGATCAAATAGTTTAATTGAATATCCAGATCAATAATATTTTCTTTTAATTTATCTATTGCTTTTTCTTTTTTCTTTTTCTGATCAATTAGATCTAATACTTTTTTTGGTAATTTTTTGTTACTATCGTTATAAAATCCCATTAATCTTCTCCTTTACTTCTCTGTAATCCATAGCCCATTCTTTCCAATACATTCCATGCTTGTTTTTATGATCACATAAATCACAAGGCAATCTTTCAATGAACATTCCATCTTCTAAATTTAATTTAGATATGATTTTCCGAACATTACCTCCGAAATCTTTTGTTTTAGAACAGATATATCCATTAGGCTTGTTTAAAATCTCTAAGATCTTTTCTTTATCCGATTTTTTATCTTCAATATATTTAACAAGAATGCTCATATTATTTATCCTCTATCCATAAAAATAATTTAATAAATAACCTATCTAAAAACTTGTTATATTTTTTTGAATATATTTTTTCTAATAAAAAATTTCTAATTTTCATTAGCCCAACCTTTATATGTGATCTTAAAAATATTATCTTTATCTAAGATCTCTCCACTATCTAATCTCTTTACAAAATCAAATGAACTTGTACTCCATTTGTAATATTGAAAAGCAAGATAGATTGCTAATTGAGTTAAAAGACCTATGCCCATGATTACCGAAAAAGTCCAGAACATTAGCCAAATAAATTCAAATTCATTCATTACAATTTCCCCTTTTCTTTATTTACATAGCAATCTTTACAGATGTTTCCAACCATAATATCGCTTTCTTCGTTACACAATACACAATTTTTAGAATAACCTATTGGGTTAAACATGATTATCAATATCCATTTGTCCAGAATTAGCCATAGCCTCGCCCTCTAACACTTCAGACATTTTGATCTCATTTAATTGAGTTTTAAGAACTAACAAAAGCCCATTCCATCTTTCCATTTCTTTATCTAAAACCATTTCAACAACTTCATTTGCTAATTTATTAAATAGGTTTTTAGATCTTAAAACATAGCCTTTCTTTCTTGCTTTAAGATGTTCAATTTCTTTTTCAACAACTTTAATTATGTCTTCTACAACTACCTCTGGTTCTGGGTAGCTATATCCATAATTAAAGATGCTTTTTCTATTTTTATTTAGTAACCAATCTTTATCAAATTGTTTCACTTTACTCTCCCTTTTTTTTCTTATTACTATCTTAACCTCTGATTAAGACATATTTATTCTTCTTCTAATTTCAACAATTACAATCTGTGCAATTTTTTCTTTTGTTTGTTTATTTAATCTATCACTTTCTAGCAACTCTCTAAATAAATTCCAAACATCTGATCCAACTTCATTTTTAACATCTCTGTTTCTTTCTGTGTCGTTAGCATACTTAAATTGTTCATTAAGTAATTGTCTAAATCTATTATCCATTCTTTTTAATAGAACATCAGATTCTTTTGTTCTAGCCACGATTTTCCCTCCTTTCATTTTCTTCTTTAGCCATTAGATCTATATAGTCTTGTGATTTCCATTTCATAGCACATTTTGGATCACAGAAATTAGTTGAATCATTATGAGAAATCGGAAGACCATCAGATCCTCCTGTTGCATGAACATAATAAGCATTTTGATATCCCTGTTCGGCTGATATTGTTTCTTTGCAAGTAAATTTTATTAATGCTTGTGCTTTTAAAGAATTAGAATATTTATCTTTTAACATTGAAGAACATTTCCTATCATTTACTTCTCCATTTGTAAAATACCAGAAAGTTTCACTTCCATATCTTTTTCTGTTTGGTAATCTTCCCTCAATGATTCTGTAATTCATTCCAAGAAATTTTCTATAATAAATATTATTTCCATAAAGATCAAATTCAATATCTCTTGCTGTATATTCTTCTGTAATAATAGATTCAAAAGTTTCTTTAAGGTGTTTCATTGATCTGCTCATTTTATTTTCCCCTTTTAAGATCCATGAGCTTTTCATGATCTTTAATTAATTTCTTACATTGTTTAATGTAACTTTCTAATCCAATCATTAGATCTTTTCCGATCTCTTTTGGGCTAGCTTGTGTCATTAAATCTTTGCTTTCATTATTTACATGAAAATAATTTTGAGGTGTTTGAAATTCTTTTTCTCCGATCTCAACTTCATAAATATCCATGCTTGTAAAACCTGTAACTCTTCCGATATAAGATGAAACAATATTTTGAGCATCTACATTATCCATTTCATCGCCCAATTTAACTAAGAATGTTTCATTGAATCTTTCTGTTGGTGTATCTGAAAATCTTTTATATGATCCTTTAACTCTTACAAAATATGGATTCATTTTGTTTTTATGAGCCATTACTTACTTAATCTTTCTGCAAAGATTCTTTCAAGAATTTCATCTGCTTTTTTAGGAGCATTTTGTAATTCTTGCAATCTTGCTTTTTGATCTTTATCGTATTTTGCCATTTTTTTGCCTTTCTTTTAATAATCTATTTTAAACCTGTGATTTAAATTAAGTACAGGAATTAATTAGGTTTTTTTTATATATTTTATAGATTATTGATTCGCTAAGTACATACCCTAATTAAATAAAACCGCCCTTAGCGGCTTAGTATGCGTCCTGTTTATTAAGAATGAACGATTTGTTCTCTTAATGATCCTAAAAATATAGCTAAATCTTCTCCTTT